TCATTTACATTATCTGTCATTTTTTTTGGTTTTTGGTTACTGACTATAAACAATATAATATAATAAATTTGATTTTAAATATTATTTGTTTAAAATTTTACAAAAAAATTTTATTTTTTTTATTCTATAGTTATAAAATTTATTGTTTTTTATCAAATTTATTTTTATTAATGCTTGCTATTGAGACATCCATTTGTTTGTCTATTTGTTTATTTTGTATTTTTTGTTTTTCTAAATCTAATTTATCTTTATGAAATTGTATTTTATTTTGTTCCTTTTCTTTATTAAAAGTCATAGTTTCATTATATTCATCTGTAATTTTAATTTCATTTAAAACATCTTGAAAATCAGATGTTTCATTTTTATTTAAGTCTTGCATGGCTCCGTATCCTGCAGCTTTTATTTCAGCTTCTAATAAACGACTTCTTCTATCTTTTTCTTTTTCTCTAGATGTATGGTCAAGTAATACACGTTGCTCTTCTTTTTTAGCTTGTATTTCAGCTTCTTGAGCTTGTTGTTGTTGTTGTTGTTCTTGCATTCTATTTTCTTGTGCTTTTTGCTCAATACCTTTTATTACTATATTTATTGAGCCTAAAGAATCAGCTTGCATTAATTCACCTAATTCATATATTGATGCACCTGAAGTATTGTTACTTACAAATAATTGTTTAAGCTGTTCTAATACAGTTCTGTTATTTGCATTTGTTAAGCAATAAACATTTAAGTCAGCTAATAACAAATCAGTTCCATTTATTTCAAAATTAACTCTTTCGTCTGGAGATATCATTCCTTGCAGTCTAGAAGAAGATTGATTAGAATGATAAAATTGCGCTAAGTCAGTTCTCATAGAATGTACGCGAGGCATTAAATGATCACTGTGTTGTATAAAATAAGTTTCAGTTTGTGCATATGAACCTGTAACAGCTTGCTCTACACCAGTTGCTGTATTAGTTTGTCCAAGCTGTTGACCCATTCTTTGTGGATTTAAACCAACAACTTCCATAGCTTGAGTTTTAAAATAGTTTGCTAATTGTATTCTTGACATTAATCTTCTTGATTGTTCAAGTTCTAAAACTTGATAATGTTGAAATCCAGTAGCGCTTTCTGTATTTGCAATACTTGGGTCTAAAGGTAGCATTGAAAAATCTTTCATTGCTACATATGCTTTAGCTAAATTATTTTTACCCCAATCTTCACCCATTGAATGTTTAGGTATTGCGTTTTGATCTAATACAATAACTGAACCTAATTCATCTACAAGTATATCTTGTATTTGATTATTACACATATTATAACCAATTTGTGCAGGCTTCATTAAATCAACTAAAGATGTAGATTTAGTATTTCTATCAGAAAATACTCTACCTTCAATAGGTAACTTTGAACCATACAATGATTTGTCTCCTTTAAATTGAAACTTTAATGGACCAGGTGTTTTTCTGTCAATTCCTATATAAATTGGATCAAAATCTTTTTCATCTGTTGCATTAAATAATGCACCATTTTTGCCTATTTTAACGCCGCCCCAAACTTGATTTACCCAAATCCATTCTATGTGTTCACCAAATATTAAATTTGTTGAACTTTCTTTTTTTTCAAAAACGGTATTATAAACTGGTTTATTTGATACTATAAAATTTTCATCTATAATTTCTGTAATAACTTGACCATTGTCATCTATTTTTGTTAAGTGACCTATTTTTCTTTGAGTTTTCCAATAAGAAGTAGTAACTCTTAATAATTCATAAGAGTTGATATTTCCGTAATCTTCACTTTGTCCTACAATATATGAAACAATATCATGTGCATCATAAGTTTTATCCATAAAAGCCAATTCTCTTTTCATATCTACACCAAATCTTCTATTATCTTCATAAGACTCATCTGAATTATATAAAGAACCATCGTTAGGAATACCGTCAATTAGTAAACGAGCTGATTTTGTAGGATACATTTTTTCAAGAGATGATAACTGCTCTTCTGTCATTAAATAACCGTATTTATCTATTACATCTGCAATAGTGTACATATCAATCCATCCTGCCCAGTTACTTTGTGATATATAAGTAACATTAGGAGATTTATGATAAAAAGATAATGCAGGATTCAAAACTTCTATATCGTAATCATCTTCTAACATTCTAAAATGCCAAAACTCACTGTCTGTAATTAATGAATCTCTAAAAGCAACTTCTTCTAATTCGTCTAATTTAAATCTATTTACATCTACTGCATGTTGTTTTACTGCCCATCTTTCAACTAAAGTTTCATATTTTTTAGAATAAAAATCTTCAATTTCTGGTAATTTTTTTAAAACTTCCGGGTCTAATTGTTTTTGAGCTTCTTCTGATTGTGGATCCATTCCCATTTTAATCATAGCAGCAACTAATTTTTCTTGTGCATCTTGGAGTAAAACTTCACTTATTGCTTCAGTTTTTTTTTCCATTATTTCATTATAGGAATACTCATCAATTGCTCTGTAATCTATTTTAGTATTTCTTTTAGCAAATTCAGTTACTAATGTATTTATTACATTTGGAATTATTGGATAAAATTTTAATTCCATTGCTTCATTTTGACCTTGTGTCAAAACGTCTATCATTTCTACCATTTCATTTTCTACTTCTGGTATATAATCAGATTTATCAATTGTACCTTTAGCAAGTTTGTAATTTTTTAAAATTCGTCTAGACTTTTGCATAATTTGTTTTATGCCTTGCCATTCTAACCAATCTAAATTGTGGTTTGCCCACTCATCATCTTTTTCATCAAATGGTAAAAATTGAATTGGTTGAGTAAATACACTTAATTTTTCTTTTTTAGTTTTTTTACCCTTTTTTATATCTAACGCATTTAATATTTCCATTTTTTTAAAATTTATTTTATATGTCTAAAAGGAGATTTTTTTATTTTATCGTTTAATAAACTATTATTTTTCCCAATATGTCTAAAAGGGTTCATACTTAATTTAAACAAATTTTTTGAATTATCCAAGTGTTCTTCATTATCATATTCAGTTTTTATTTTTAAACCTCTACTTCCTTCTTGTATTTTAACAAAAGATATTAAAGAAGCTAATGCTACAATTCTGTCAACATTCACTCCTGGGTTGTAATTTTCCATTTCTACCATAGCCATAACATCCGGTATTCTAGTTATGCCATAATGTTTTTTATAGACTTTATTGTTATCATCCACCTCTGTATCTAATTCTTCTTTAATAAATTCAATTAAATAACTTAGCATTATAGTTTTAAAAATTGTAGATACATTTCTCCAACCATATTGTTGAAATTGAGTTCTTGATTGTTTAATTTCTTTAGAATAAACTATTTGTGTAGACGGCACTAAAAATTTTTGTTTTCTTTTAAATTGCATGTGCTGTATAAATAAAGGAACATTATTTTCTATAATAGTCCACGCTTGATACCATTCAATTATTAACTCTAATCTTTCATGTGTTTTATTTATATCATCAAAACGACCACACCAAGCTGCTACTATTTTATCACCTTCAACAAAAGTTTCAACTTCATCATTTGTTTTTACTCTTTGTATTTGAACTGCATTTTTGTAAACATAAATAGAACATAAAGAATCAGATGTAACTGTTTTACCTTCAGATACAGGGTCCACAGAAGCAAAATATGTAGTACAAAAACTTTTTTCTTCATCAGGTTCTTCCCATACCTGTATTGCTCCAGATTTGTCTTCAGCATTTTTTTCTATTGGAAATGAAGTAATTGGTTTTTTATTACTTAAAGTAGCTACTACTTGATTTGATACATTAAATTCTAAATTATAACATTTATATGGATAATCACCGTCTTCAATATTTCTTTTATGCGATTTAACTAATTCTAATGGAAATATACTTTCGCCTCTAAATGCAAAAGCTTCTTCCATATTAGTTGGTCTTTGAGAACAACGTATTTGATATGTTTCTGGATCTAAATCTTCTTTCCATTGTTTTTTTAATGCACTTATTGATATTAAAGCTTCTTCTACTAATGAATTACCATAATTATCTATATATCCTGGCATAGACCATTGTTCAGGTATAAATAAACCTGTGTTTGAAATTAAACCTTTGCTGTCGCATAATTTATTCTTTACAGCAAAAAATCCATTTTCTTTTGCTTTATACATATACTTTCTTAATGGTTCGCATTGTTTTAAATCACCAACTGTTCCTGAAGCAACAAAATACCCTGTAGTAATTTCACCAGCTTGCATAGCAGGCAACATAAATTCATATGTTTTGTCCATGGATTTAGCAATACCCGCTTCTTCATAAAAAAACATACTACACAATCCTCCTACACCTGCTGTATCTGATTGCTCAAAAGATAATGCTTGTAAAACACCTTTTCTTCCTTTTTCTGTTTTTCTTCCATTTTCTGTGTATTCAATTTTTTGTTGCCATTCTCCAACTCCACCTGGATTCATTGGTCTGTACCAAGCAGTATGAGCATTTAAAAAATTTCTATATTCGTTAATCATTTTCCATGTACCATTTACTCCAGTAACGTAAGTACTTAATGAACTTCCTATTTTTAAAACAGGACTTGATTCAAACCATAATATATTTATAAGTTTTGCTGCATGAAAAAAAGAAGAACCAAATTGACGTTTTTTTAAAATAATACCATGTAAATATTTTAATTCACCAATTGTTTCATACAACGCCATATGATATTGTGCATCATGTATATCTGGTAAATCAGTTTTCTTTTTAATTTTATCAATTATAGGTAAAAAATTTATCCACATATAATAATCACGCGACAAATAATATTTTTTTGAGCCTGAATGATATATTGCACCTTTTCTGCATTTTACTTTTTGATCATCCCAATAATTAATAAAATCTCTTGAACCATCAGGCGCATTACAAAAAAAATTATTTTTTTTAAAAAATAAACCTTCTTTTTGAAATTCAAAAACAATTTCATCAAATTCATATTGACCAGGTTCTTTGAAATAGTCATCAAATAAAATAGATGCCATCTCTTCTCTGCTATTAAAACTTATAGTAGACCAAGTTTTATTTTTATAAAAAGGAATGTTCTCATAAAATTCATCGGTATTTTTTTTAATCATCGTAGCTTAATTTTGTACCACCTCTTGCTCTAGATGATTGTTCTTCTTCTAAATCTTTAGCTACACCTTTAAATGATTTTCTTATAGCATCAAAATTTTTAGCTGCACCTATAATAGAATTTATATTACCATCTCTACCATCTGTAATGCTTTGTGTTTCCATGTAAAAAGCTAATTTATCAAGCATATTAGATATTCCATTATAAGCTCTTACCGTAGGTGTTTCATATAACTCTTTACATCGTTCCATGGCTATTCTAATT